CTCCAATACAGTCTACGGCCTCGAATTACGCCGCCCGCTTTTCAGCTTTCGCACCGAGGACTTACACATACGCTCCAAAGCGACAATGTGATCCAAAACAGTTAGGCTTGGACTGGAGTGCCAATCCGTTCCAACTTACGTGCATTCGCCACGTTTGACAACCATTCCTGACATCGCGGCCCTCCCGAAACCAGGCCCCACACATCCACAACTCGAGTCACTGGGTTGGGTACTCCCCTTACTTACGGGCACACACTCTCGTCCTAACCCGTTCAAACCTCAGTTCTACATAGGGCACTTCGAGAGGGCAACCGGCGTTCAGGGGGCCCTGAGCCAGAGACTAAGAAGCTTCAATGTGGGGTCGAGCTCGGGCGCGTCCAGGGGTAGGTTAGCGCCATCGGTGGAACACTCCATAACTGTTGAAACACACCGCCGCATGGGCGAATGTGGGCCATTACGTCAACGCACCAGGCCATCAAGTGCGCGCCCCACTCACATACGAGGACACCCAGCTGGGAAACACTGAGCTCCAAGGCGGATCCCTGCCTATTTTCGGGTAGCGGCCTGCAGCGCACATAGCAACTCACGGGGCTCGGTCTCTATACGACACGGCCACGTTGACCGAAAAGCTGCGTACTGCGGAGGGTCCACATATTCGAGCTTACGCACCTCAAGCTCGCAGAGTCGCCGGACCTCGGAGAGTTTGAGGTCTTCAACGGCAACTAGCGGTTGGGAGTATGAGGTGGACGCACTCCCCTCACTGAACTTGGAGGAGAGGAACTTGGATGCAGGCAGGGTCACGCTAATTGGACAAAACTCCATTAACTCCACTATCGTTTCCACGTACAAAACACCAGCAGATATCTGAGTCGTGTCGGTGGCTGAAGTGATGCAAGACATCACGCCAAAGTCCGAAAATCGCTCAGCAAAACTTGCAACGGTGGTGGATGGGTCAGTGAAGGTGTAGAACTCATTCCGTGATAGCTTGTGGGAAACGTCCATGGACCAGGACCGCCACGGAGCAAAAGCAATGGAATCAGCCAAACCGAGTAAGGTGTCCTGTGTTGGTAGGGTAGCATTCCACAACACAGGATGCATTGGATCCTCGGCAAAGGCGAACACCATTCGTTCCGTGGTAGTCGCTGCGGACTGCGGCTCATAATGGAAGACTAACTTATGAACCTTATACTTCACAAACGCACTAGCAATGAGGTCAAACACAGGAGTAATGTAACTGGTATTGAACTTGGTGCCGGCATTACTAAGTCGTGCAGGCTGGGTCAAATTAAGCTGCAACGAAATGCCGGGACCACCAGGAGTACCAATTGCTGTACCTGAACTATGGTTCGCTACGCGTAAAAGCTCGGTCAATGCAACGCAGGTGTGCATAGTTATCGAATCGGGTGACGAACCACCACCGAATCGAGTAAACTGCTGCATATCTTCCGAAATTGCCACCGGGGCGCCACCCATGGCGGCGGCCGCTCGACGGCGGTTGGCAGAGATCATTGTCGCTCTGCGGTTTGCACGCGCGTTGGCGGCGCGCGCGCGTTGGCGGGAATTAACTTTACGTTGGGACTTCATTCCCCCATGGGGTAGACCTCCTGGGAGAAGGGGTTCGCACGCGTCCATGTCGAAACATCCATATCTTCAGCCAAGAAATCGTCCCCCAACAGGGAAAACCGCCAAGATCGAAGCCATGCTTCCTGAGCTAACTGATCCTGCACGCTCACGCCAAATGCGCGCATATAGCTCAATCGGGCCTCATCCGTCACAGGCTGCGGGTCGCGCTTACGAAGCTGCTTCATGTTAAGTGCCCTCAACTCGCGATGGACACGGTAATACATGGAGTCGACCTCATCGAACTGCAGCACTGCGTCAGTGCCCGCGTTACGCATCAAAGCAAGAGCATACTCTTGCAACACGGGTACACCCAAATTGAGTACTAGTTCACACAAGCCTATGGTGTTCACAAGTCTGGCCCGGGCTTTGCGAGATGGTTCCAAATACTTGGCCCCACCAAGGGCAGCAAAGACCTTGCGCGGATTGCGAACAAACTTGTGCTCACCGGGTGCATACTCAATTGGCTTACACTGACACCACTCAACCTCTTCAAGGGAGTGAGCTACGTTCTCGATTTTAATCTCCATACCGTATTCGAGGAAGGCAGCATGCACGTTCTCCTTAACCCACTGGGCATCATAGTGCTCAACGACCAGCAGACAATCGTCGCCATCATCTAGTATATCATACTTGCGCCCACGCATAAAGGTGGACACCATCAATACCATTAGGAGACAGTTGCCTAACGCTGTGTTCATGTCGCCCGACATACGCTTACCCTTAGTGCGGTAACGTATGCCTCGTGACGACACGCCCATGTTGTCGAGCTGCCAAGACAGTAGGCGAGCAAACTCATCCGAGGGAATGCACTGGAGATACATCCAGTGCTCGATTCTGAGTAGCTCACGAGATACGTGTTGATCAAAACGCGAAGCATCAAGCGACATTATGACAGGGTTCTCGAACAACTCAAGTTTAGACTTGAGAAGGACAGCTCTCTCCCTCTGGGACAAACCCTTGCCAATTAGCCGGGTTGCTGGGAGATCCTTGCCGTCGCCGCGCATCCTATACAGGGCATGCTCTATCGGCTTCAAGTAACGGCCCACTGCCACGCAGTACTTGGGGTGACGGAATTGAATGGCCCTAGGGTCCGGATCAACCTTATCTGGGCACAGCTTCTCGAACTTCACGAACATCTTAATTTTCGCATCGCGCCGACTTAGCCCCTCAACTAGGATGTCATCGGTTGCACGCATGTATCGGGCGCGTTTAGCACCTCGGTATTGCATGGGCATCTCGTAGAACTCCTGGGGAGCACAAGCCGGTAGGAACCTAACAATGCGTTTGGCCTGCCGACGTAAAGCTCGAATGCCATTTACGGATGGCTCCGGCACCACACCTAGGACTCTATTACGGAGTGCGGCGACTTGGTTGTGCGTACAGTCGTGATGGGCATAGGGGACATATGCACCATACACTAAAGGAACGGCGATCCGCACCCACCGCCGTTTATGTTGGTCGCCCGTGTCGTCCGGCAGGGACAATAGCTTGCAACCGGGAGCTGGATCCTTAAGCTCTCTCGGGCCCCCGCAAGTTGCCGGAACGGACACCGGGCCCCCTCAGTGGTGGGGCATCTGCTGTCCATCCGGTAGTCTCCCCTCGGAGATCCACCTCTGGACAACATGCATGCCTTCCACCGCCTTCGGGGTACTCGTCCAAAATGACATAACTGCCTCCTCCATGGCAGTCATTTGTCCAACCAGGGCCAAAATCTTCGTCACTTGTACAAGCGCGTCAACGTTCGTCCAAGACTTGCGGTGGGCTTTAATCCACTGCACGGCCTTAAACTTGCACTCACGCACATTGTTACGGGTCTTGCCCCCAAACGACATCTCAAGCACCAAATAAGATAACAGTTCAGGGTCGACGGAATATTGTTGGGACAGTGTCAAAACTCTCGAGCGGACCTCTCCAATGGCACACGTGGAGGCTCGAGGGACGAGTGGACAGAAGTAGAGACCTAACAACCATAACCCCAGCGACAGGCACACAGACGTTAGATCAACATCGAAATGCTGGGATAGCTGCAAAAATACTAGGAAAGACAGCGCTGTCCACACTGCGATCCAAACCCAACTACGGCCAACACTTGGTGCGACACGATCCGGGCCAAGGTTGAGCTCACA